GTACGGGGTTTCTGAGCGGCGCAAGTCGTATGAGGATTATGACGCTGAGTGGCTTGATGATGTTGTCAATGGCTATGTGAACTTTGAGAACACGCAGATGGTCGGCGGTGTTGAGGTTTATGACTTTGACGGCGAGGCCGGTGTCAAGTCTGACGAGTTGTATCAACTTGCCCGCAATTACGGCATTGATACTTCAATGTCGAATACTGCTTTTACTTCGTGGTTCCAGAACACTTTGCGTCGCTATCTTGATGGTGACGTAGAGCAGGATGCCCTGGATCAAGAGTTGAGGGACATGGCCAAAAGCCTGTACCCAGGGCTGGCTAAGCAGATTGATAACGGCTATGACGTTATTACTGCGATTGATCCGTACAAGCGCACGCTGATAAACGAGTTGGAGTTAGCGGACATTGACTTCAATGATCCGCTGATGCAGAAGGTTGTCAACAGCATGAGTCCTGATGGTGAGTGGCAGCCGTTGAATCTTTATGACGTTCGAATGATGGCTCGCAAGGATGAGCGGTTTGATTACACCTCGACCGCGATCAAGGAGAAGACTGATATTGCTTCACGGATTCTCAAAGACTTCGGATTCTTGGGGTGATGTGAGTGGCTGATGCACAAACCGTAATCGCAATGATGCGGGATGCCCAGAAGATTCAAGCCGCTGGAAACAGGGCTGAGGCCGATAGGTACGCGGCTCAGGCAGCACAGATAGCCAGTTCTCTTGGGAATGCCTCGCTGCACGCAGCCGTTGTGAATCACGCAAACTCGTGGGGTCCAGTTCAGGGTAATTCACAGTCGAACCAAGACGACGATGATAAAAAGCCCCCTGGCGGTGGTGGTTCTGCTGCTCCGACGGTCACGGGCACTTACCAGAAGCGAATCCTCGGTGGATACCTCATAACCGTGGAGCGTTTGTCTGATGGGACTGAGCGGGAGATTTACCGGGAGCGTTCACGTTCCGCTGGTGATGCCATTGACTCGATGTTTCAAAACCTTGGGCTTGGTAGTGCTCTTATCGACAGCATAACGAACGCCATCGACAAGGTTTACAACACTTATGTTGACCCATCTGAGGCCCAGATTATGAACGAGATCTACACCTCAGACGCCTACAAGCAACGCTTCAAGGGCAATGAGGTTATTCGCAAGCGTTTGGCTGAGGGTAAGGGTCGCCCTGGGGATCGAATGTTGACTCCAGCGCAGTACATCGAGCAGGAGCGGCAGTACCGGGAGGTGCTGCAAGACGCTGACATGCCGGGTGGTTTCTACGACAACCCTGATGATTTCGCCAACTTGATTGGAAACAGCATCAGTATTGCTGAGTTCAAGAACCGTGTTGATACCGCGTACTCCGCGTTGAATGAAGCCGATGATTACGTCAAGGAGCAGTTATCTTCATACTATGGATTGACGACGGGCGAGATGGTTTCCTACTTGTTGGACCCGACGAAGGCAGAGCCTTTGTTGAATCAGCGGGCGGTGAACAATCCGTATGGGTTGAACTCTTACAGGGAATTGCAGAGGCAGTACGAGACAGCGGAAGTCGGGGCTGCAAGCGAGCGCGTTGGCGGGCGCAGTATCGGTCGTGCTTTTGCTGAGGAGATCTTTGACGCTGGTAAGGCTAATCAGGCTGAGCAGGCGTTCACGACTGCCGTGGGCATGGAGGGTGATGTCACCCGCCTGGGCAAGTTGTACAGCGATAACTCGATGAACTACGAAGGCATTGTCCGTGAGGCCGCTTCTCTTGAAGGCGGCGCAATGATCGGACGTAAGCGTCGTAAGTTTGCAAGTAAGGAACGGGCACAGTTCCAGAAGGAAAGTGCTCTTGGTCGTACTTCGTTGTCAAAGCGAAGTGATGTTTAGCGTGCATTGCACGCTTCGGGCGAGTGAAGAGTAGACACGCTAAGAAAACCCTAGAAGGGACTTGAGCGTGGACGCGGGTGCAACTCCCGCCTCGTCCACCCATAGCAGGATCGGTCGGCCCCTGCGTGCGTATGTAGTCCGATAGCCGTCACAGCCATTCGCGGTACTCCCCTTGACGCGATGAGGGTGGCGCAACCCGGAGAAGGGCTATTACAGAAAGGGTGTAGCAATGGCCCAGTATGAAGATGATTACGACGAGAACTCCATGTCTGGCTCGGAGTTGATCAAGCATTTACGGAAGCAGATCAAGGATCTGTCGTCTGCTCTTGATGAGCGCGACAGTGAACTTGATGAACTGTATGAAGTGGTGCGTTTCAACGATGTGTCGGCTGCATTGGAGGAGTCGGGTGTCAACCCGGCACTGGCGAAATACGTTCCAGACGACGTTGAGGACATGGATGACCTCTACGAATGGCTGGACGAGAACGCCGATCTCTTTGGCATTGAGGCCATTGAGGGTGATGATGGGTCCAATGTGGACTCCGCCGAAGGCGAGTCCGATGTTGAGTATGACCCTGAGATCATCCAGGCCGCAGAGCAGATGGCTCGACTTACCGATGGCGGCATTGATCCGTCCATCGGTGCTTCCGTTGAGGACATGATCAATTCAGCGCAAAGTCCTGACGAGTTGCAAGCCATCTTACGCGGCGCGTAATTGGTCCCAACAAACTAAGGAAAGGAGGCGAAGATGGCTCTGAATCCAATCGGTTCTACGTCGCATACGCATATCGCGGATACGACTGGTACGTCCACGATGGATCATTTGATCATCACCGCCTACGACAAGTTTGTTGAGATGGCCCTTCGTTCGGAACCCATGTTCCGTAAGTTCGCGGACAAGAAGCCTGTCGATGTTACGTCGCCTGGCTCCACTGTCGTTATGCAGTTGCACAACGACATTCCGCGAGTGACTTCGGCCCTCAACGAACTTCAGGACATTACCTCTCAGGCAATGGAGAACACCTCCAAGGTGTCCGTCACTGTCAACGAGTACGGTAATGCCGTCACCACCACGGAGCGTCTTGCTCTGGAGGCTATCTCCAAGGTAGACCCTGCCGTGGCTGACATCCTCGCGTACAATCAACGAGATTCTCTGGACGCTCTCGTCTGGCAGGTTCTTGTTGGAGCGCAGCAGAACTTCACCAACAAGTCGGGTGCTACTAGCAACCCCGCTTGCCCAGGTGAAGATCTCACTGGCGAGGCAACCCCGACGATCACCTCGTCTTCCATTCGGAAGGCTGTTGCTCGTCTGCGTGCTGGCAATGTTCAGCCGCGTGAGGGTTCGTACTTCGTTGGTTTCATGCACCCTGACGTTTCCTTCGATCTTCGGAGCGAGGCAAACACCCAGGGTAATGACCAGTGGCGTGCGCCGCACATCTACAACGACACCGCGACCGGAGCAATCTGGGATGGCGAAATTGGGGTGTACGAAGGTGTCAAGTGGATTGAGACTCCGCGTGCGGAGGTCTTGACCGACACCGTTGGTGACGGCTCTGGTGACGATGTGTACGACGTTCTGATTCTCGGCAAGCAGGCTCTTGTCGAGGCTGTTCAGTACGAGCCTCGTACCGTTGTGTCGCCGGATGTCGATAAGTTGCGTCGTTTCCGCACGGTCGGATGGAAAGCCTACCTCGGCTGGAACATCTATCGTAACGAGGCACGTTACGACATCAAGGTACAGAGCAGCATCGCTGCTTAGTCCTCATGTGGAGGGGTCGGGGTTTTCCTCGGCCCCTCCGCTATGACTGGAGAACAATGGCAATCTTTGAAACTCCTTATCGAGTCGTCAAGTATGGGATGGACAACCCTTTGTGGTGGGCCGACATACATGAGGGCTTTTGGGTTTGTAAGACAGCCGACGGCACATGGCGCAATGTTGTGTGCCCATCCCAAGATTTTATTCGCTCTTGCCAGGTGGCGTATCAGGGTGGATTGATTCACGAGATTTCCGCTGAAGAAGCGCAGGATTTGATTGACGGTGGGTATTCAGATTATGTCACTTCATAGGGAGTTGACTCACCCTGAGTTCGTTGAGGGGTGCTTTGGCTGCAAGGCAGGGACCTTGCAATGGATTTCGATAGATGCTCGTTCGAAGAACAGAGCCAATGATCGTGAATTGGATGCTTACCGGACGGCTCGCAAGCAAGGAATACAACCTAAGTCAACCAAGATGCACGACATTCAGGCTGCTACTCGCGCATCAGAAACCATCGGTAGGGCGGTGAAGGTGTGAGCACGTTTGGTCAGATGATTGAAGAAACCTTGGCTGAGGTTTCTTCGTATGTCCGCAACCAGGAGTCGATTACGGTTTTGACTCAGGCCGCTACGGATTCTGATTTGACCTTGACGGTTGATGAGGCGTCAAGTTTGAGTCGCGGTGTTATTGAGTTGGGTGACGAACTGGCCTATGTGAAGTCTGTGAACAAGACGGCTGGCACGGTTTCTGTTCTCCCTGGGGGTCGTGGTTGGCAAGGTAGCACCGCCCAAAATCACGGAATCAACACTATCGTCCGCAACAACCCCACGTTCCCTCGTCATCAGATCAAGCGTGCAATCAATGACACGATCAGCGGCATTGACTTGTTTGCTATTGGCTCGTACCAGTTCACGTTTGATGGCATTTCTTACGCCTACGTTTTGCCTACTGATTTTCAAGACATCACGGGTGTTTCTTGGGACAGTCCTGACACGACAGATGTTTGGCCTTTGCTTCGTCGCTATCGCGTAGATCGCAACTATCGCGCTGAGGGGGATGCGAGTACCATTCGTTCTGCGATTGTTTTGTTTGAGTCTGCTATGCCGGGTCATGACATTCGGGTTCAGTACACGAAGTATCCCACTCCCCTGTCAAACTTGAGTGACACTTTCACTACGGTTACGGGTTTACCTTCTTCGGCTGAAGATGTTATTCGCCTGGGTGCTATGTGGCGGTTGGTTACCACTATTGATCCCGGCAAGGTGACGGCTGTTTCTCCGTCTGCTGATGTCATGGATGCACCTGTTGGTGCTGGCGATTCGTCGTCTGTTGCACGCTATTTGTATCAGTTGTTCAGTGTTCGTTTGGCTGAAGAGAAGGCTAAGCAACAGGACAACTACTTGTCCGTCATTCAATACACGAGGTAACTATGGGAACTCCTGCCCGGTATTACTCTTCGACTGCTGTCACAACGACACTTGCTGCATCTATTGGTGCGGCTGACACTTCTCTTCAGGTTGCTTCGGCAAGCGGATTCCCGTCAAGTTATCCATTCACACTCTTGTTGGAGAAGGATTCAGCCAACGAAGAGATTGTCACCGTCCTTGCCATCGTTGGTTCGGCGTACACGGTCACTCGCGGTGTTGATGGCACTTCCGCTCGTTCTCACTCTGCTGGTACTTCGGTTGAGCATGGTGTG